ATTATCAATCTGATAATTCCACAGGCTGGGTATTAGTCAATAAAAACGCGTAAATTGACTTTTAAATAAAATGATTATAAAAAGGTGGTATGAAGAAGAAAGTTCTAGCTGAGAAGTCCTTATATTATGGTGATGTTTCAATGCCGAAAGGTTTTGAAATAAATAGAAAATCTTTAAAGCATAATGTGTTTTATTCTTTTCTTGAAGAGATGACTATTAGCGATAATCCAAAAGATTATGCACATAAAGACTATAAACTAATTTCTAATCAACCTTTAATTTGGTTAAGAGACTATCTTAGAGATCACATTAGAGTAAAATATAATTTAACTTTAGTAGAGAGATCACAGCATGCAAACATATTTAGACCTGGAGAGCAGTCCTTTTTAAGAAATCATGTGAAAGATTTAGATCTAAGAAACTCTCCTGACTACACTTTAATCTATGTGGTTGATGTAGCTAAAGACTCTTGTGATCTTGTAATCGAATATGACAACAACAAAAGAAAAGGAAATACTTGGCATATGACATTAGAGAACAATCATTTCTATATGTTTCCGTCTGACCTTAAATATTTTATATCTGAAAATAAATCCATAAAATTTAATACAATTATAACCATAAACTATGAATATATTTAATCACTTCTACTATTTTAAATCAGCAATACCACCAAGAATATGTGATATGATTATTGAGTACGGTAAGTCAGAAAAAAAGAGAGAAGAATTAGCTGTTATAGGTGGCTATGGTGTAGATAGAAATGTAAATACAGATCCTTTACCAAAAGAACAAATTGATGATCTTAAGAAAACAAGAGACTCAAAGGTCGTTTGGATGAGTGATCAGTGGATATATAAAGAAATACAACCGTATATTATAATGGCAAACAAAGGAGCTGGTTGGAATTTTGATTGGGATTTTTCAGAGGCTTGTCAATTTACAATTTATAGAAAGAATCAGCACTATGATTGGCATTGTGATAGTTGGGATAAACCATACGAACAAGGCCCTCAAAAAGGTAAGATAAGAAAACTATCTGTGACTGTTTCTTTAACAGACCCTAATGAGTATAAAGGTGGAGAGCTAGAGTTTGACCTAAGAAATAAAGATCCAAATAAAGGACCTAACGTGGTAACTTGTAAAGAAATATTACCCAAAGGATCTTTAGTTGTTTTTCCAAGTTTTGTTTGGCATAGAGTAAAACCAGTAACAGAAGGCACTAGATACAGTTTAGTAATATGGAGTCTAGGTGCACCATTTAAATAAAGGAGATATATGAGTTTTGAAAAAGATAAATACATAGTAATAAAAGAGGCAATACCAAAGAAAGTTGCAGAGTTTGTTTATAATTATTTTTTAATGAAAAGACAGGTAGCTAGAACATTGTTTAATTCTAGATACATATCACAGTTTTCAGATGAGTGGGGCACATGGAAAGACCCACAAGTTCCAAACACATACTCTCATTATGCGGATGTGGCCATGGAAACTTTATTGCTAATGGTTCAAGGTGTTATGGAAAAACACACAAAATTAAAACTAAATCCTACGTATTCTTACGCTAGAATATACAAAGCTGGAGATGTATTAAAAAAACATAAAGATAGATTTAGCTGTGAAATATCTACAACTTTAAATTTAGGTGGTGATATGTGGCCTATACATCTTAGAGCTAAAAACAAAGATGTTAGAATTAATTTAAAACCTGGAGATATGCTTGTCTATAGAGGCATAGAATTAGAACACTGGAGAGAAGAGTTTCAAGGTGATAACTGTGCTCAGGTGTTTTTGCACTACAACGATGAAAAATCTAAAGATAGCAACAAAAATATATACGATACTCGTGAACATTTAGGACTACCCTCTTGGTTTAAAAAGTGATATAGATTTTAGGCTAAAAAACGGTATAATAAGTCCATGCTACAAAAAATAGGATTTGCACCTGGAATCAACAAACAAATTACAGCTACTACTGCTGAAGGGCAGTGGATAGATTGTGATAATGTCCGTTTTAGATATGGTAGTCCTGAAAAAATAGGTGGTTGGAATCAATTAGGAACAAATCATTTAACTGGAGCAGGTAGAGGTTTACACCACTTTGTAAATAGTCTGGGTAGAAAGTATGCTATTATAGGAACTAACAGAATTTTGTACGCTTTTTCTGGAGGTGTATTTTATGACATACATCCCATTAAATCTACAACAACACTTACAAGTGCTTTTAGCACGACTAATGGATCAGCAGCGGTTACACTAACTTTTTCAACAAGTCACGGTATTAATCCTGGAGATATTATATTATTAGATAATTTTTCTACAATTACAGATTCTGACTTTGGTGCTTCGGATTTTGATGACAAGAAATTTATGGTGACTACAACGCCGTCAACCACAACTTTGACTATAACGATGCCTTCAAACGAAACAGGTTCAGGAGCCACTACATCTGGTGGTATAAGAGTACAACACTACTATCCTGTAGGCTCTGCTGTCCAAGAGAGAGGTTTTGGGTGGGGTCTAGGCTCTTGGGGTGGTGAAGTAGCCGGAGCTACCACAACAACGCTAAACGGGGCTATAAATGACTCTACGACTACAATCGTATTAACTGATGCTAGTTTATTTCCAAGCACAGGAACTAATTTCATAAAGATAGGAACAGAAGAAATATCTTACACTGGTGTGTCCACAAACACTTTAACGGGTGTAACGAGAGGTGTAAGAAATACTACGGCTGCATCTCACAGTGACGGTGCTACCATAACTAACACAACTGATTTCGTTGCTTGGGGTGAGGCAGCATCTGGAGACTTAGTATTAGAACCTGGTATGTGGTCATTAGATAATTTAGGTGACAAGGCTATTTGTTTAATTCACAACAACGCGTGTTTTTCTTGGGACTCATCTTTGTCGAATGCGACTACAACTAGAGCGGCTATTATTACAGGTGCACCAACTGCATCAAGACACATGCTCGTATCTACACCAGATAGACACTTAGTGTTCTTTGGCACAGAAACCACGATAGGTGATATTGATACACAAGATGATATGTTTATAAGATTCTCTGCTATTGAAGATATTAACACTTACACACCTACAGCAACCAATGACGCTGGTACACAGAGACTGGCCGACGGATCACGGATCATGGGAGCGATTAGAGGTAGAAATGCAATCTATGTATATACAGACACATCTTTGTTTTTAATGCGTTTTGTAGGTCAACCATTTACATTTGCTTTTGAACAAGCGGGAACTAACTGTGGATTAGCTGGACAGAATGCAGTTGTTGAAGTAGACGGTGCAGCGTACTGGTTATCTGAAAATGGATTTTTTAAATACGCTGGTAATTTAGAATCACTACCTTGTTTAGTAGAGGATCACGTATACGATGATATTAATTTAGCGTCAGGTAATCAAATGATATCTGCAGGTTTAAATAATTTGTTTGGTGAAATATCTTGGTTTTATCCAACCACTAACTCAGCAGTTATCAATAGAGTTGTTACATATAACTATTTTGATTCATCTCCACAAAGACCAGTTTGGACTGTGGGCACATTAGCTAGAACCATGTGGAAAGACTCTGCAGTATTTGGTAAACCTCACGCTTTAGAATATGACGCTGATACTGATACCTCTTTTGATGTTGTTGGTAATACAGAAGGTAGAACAACATACTATGAACACGAAACAGGAACTGATCAAGTCAAAGACTCTACAACTACAGCTGTAACATCCTCTATAACATCTGGAGATTTTGATATCACACAAAGAACTTTGAGAGGAACGACATCTTCAGTGCCAGATCTAAGAGGAGATGGTGAATTTATTATGAAGATTAGAAGATTTATACCAGACTTTTTATCTCAAACTGGAGATGCAAGAGTAACTTTAAATTTAAGAAATTTTTCTAATGATGCAGCAGCTAGTTCAGCACTGGGTCCATTCACTGTTACCTCTTCTACTAGTAAAGTAGATACAAGAGCTAGAGCTAGGGCTATAGCTTTAAAAGTAGAAAATACAGGGTCTGGTCAAACTTGGAAGCTAGGCACTTTTAAATTAGATGTGCAAGCGGATGGTAGAAGATAATGGCAAAAATAGTACAAGTATTAACAAGAGCTAGTAAAGAATATAAACAAGCCGTAGCTGACTCACAGGTTAGAGATCTTGATGCCGTGATTCAGAAACTAAATACAACGTTTCAAGAAGAACTTAAAAATGAGGTGGAAGCGTTTAACTTCTTTTTACAATAATGGCTAACAGTTTTATAAATAAAAAAGTAGATTTAACCACAACAGATCTTACAACTCTGTACACGGTTCCAGCAGCTACCACAGCTGTAGTCAAATCAATTCTAGTGTCTGAAGATGCAGGATCAGGAGCTAAC